GAGTGCAGATATGAATAACTCTATGACTTACCAAAATATTATCGACGGTCGTAAAGAGTTTGTGGCTTATTCATTACAGCCATATATCTCAGCTATTGAGGATCGTTTATCTATGAACGATATTACAAACTCTGCTAATCAGGTCCGTTTTGCAGTGGATGACTCATTTTTACGCGCAGATGCTAGAGAGCGTTTAGACGTAATCGAAAAGATGTTAAACCTAAATCTAATTGGCGTAGATCAAGCTCGTCAGATGGAACAACTCACACCGCTAGGAGATGCAAGTGCTACTAACGTTTAGTCAAGAAATACAAGCTGCAGATACAGAGCGCCGCGTAATATCGGGACTCGTTGCACCGTATGGCGAGGTAGGTTTTACAAGTGCGGGCCCTGTTATGTTTGAGCGCGGCTCTATTGCAATTCCGGATGTATCTAAAATTAAACTTTTATCGCAGCATCAACAAGATAAGCCGGTAGGTCGAGCTATTTCATTTAGCGAGGGAACAGCTCCGGAGGGCGTTTACGGATCCTTTAAGTTATCGAGCAGTTCCCGGGGACAGGATGCGCTCGTATTAGCTCAGGAAAACCTAGTAAGTGGCTTATCCGTAGGGGTAGATGTAACTGCCTCTAAGCCAATGGGTGACTACCTGTTAGTTACGGCGGCGGTCCTCAAAGAGGTATCGCTCGTCGAGAGTGCCGCCTTTGGCAGCGCCTCCGTTACTGATATTGCAGCGGCTCGAGCAGCTCTCGAGGCAGCTACAAGTACAAAAGAGAAAACAACAACTATTTCTACGACTATCGTAGAGATCGAAACCGAAACAGAAACCGAAAGCGAGGATGCTGTGACTACAGCCCCTGAAAATACACCTGAGGAAACTCCGGTAGATACACCGGTCGAGGCTGAAAAGGTCGAGGCCGCTCGTAAGATTATTCGCCCGTCAGTACTAGACTCACAAAGACTACGTACACCGATTAACTCAATGGCTGCATACACAGAGCACAAGATTAAAGCAGCTCTAGGTAATGATGACTCAAAACTATGGGTAACTGCAGCAGATGACTCATTTTCTACAAACCCTGCATTTAACCCAACTCAATACCTCTCAGAGTTTGTATCAAATACCAATTTCGATACACCTATGATTAACGCACTTAGCTCTGGAGTTTTGCCACAAAGTGGTATGACTATCAGCGTACCGTCACTTGTTACAAGCGCCGGCGGTCAAGCAGGTACAGCACCAGTTGTAACAGTTGAGGCTGAGGCTGGAGCTGTAGCTAATACAGGTATGGTTACTCAATACCTCTCAGGTACAGTTAAGAAATACTCCGGTATGAATACGCTGAGCGTGGAACTCCTCGAAAGATCAGATCCAAACTTTTATGCGGAATTAACAAACCAGTTACAGCGTGCCTATTCTCTTGCTACAGATGCTGCAGTAATCGCAGACGTAGTAGCAGGTGGCGTACAAGGTACTGCAGTAGCAGCTACAAGCGCAGGTATCATTTCTTACGTATCAACAGAGTCAGCTAATATTTATAAAAACACTAGCTACTTTGCACGTAACTATGTTGCAGGTCCTTCACAGTGGTCTCTCCTAATGGGTGCAACAGACTCAACAGGTCGCCCAATTTACAACGCTGCGGCTCCTATGAACAGCGGCGGCCTATCCACTCCTACAAGTATCCGCGGTAACGTGCTCGGCCTCGATCTATACGTAGATCATCAAATGGTTAGCACAACTATCGACGACTCAGCGTTTATTGTTGCGCCTGAGGCGATGACTGTTTATCGCAGCCCACAGGCGTATATGTCTGTAAACGTCGTATCTAACTTGCAGGTGCAGGTTGCGATTTACGGCTTTATGGCAACTATCGTCAAAATGCCTAACGGTTTGGTGCGTTACAACCTAACCTGATAAATACCTATAGCAGTCGGTAGGGCTCTTAGCCCTTTGAGCCCTACCGGCCCATAGTTTGAGAGGAGTAGACAAATGCCAGCTACATACGTCACCGAGCAAGAGCTTAGAGATAATCTAGGAATTGGAGACTTGTACCCGGACTCTGTTATAGAGGAGTGTTGCCAGTCTGCTCAGGATATTCTTAACCAATTTTTATGGTTTGACTCAGCGCCCGTAGTAGGCACCACGTTACAAAATAACGTAGCTACTGTAATGATCGCTAACCCTGCAATATTTAGCACTGGGCAGAGCGTGACCCTCAGCGGATGCGGTGCCACTTTTAACGGGACTTACACAATTACCGGGACTATTCCGTGGAGCACTGGGACTACAAATCTCATACCTGCTATTAGCTGGAATACAAACGTATGGAACTGGCCAAACGGATATAGTTTTATTCAGTTTGCTAAGACTGCCGCTAACGTTAATTTCTCCCGTGTATTGCCTTATGGCTCAGCTGTAGGAGCAGATACAAAGACAAGTACCTACGCAACAACGCCAGCTGTAAGAGAGGCTGCGATGATTTTAGCCGTGGATATTTTCCAAGCCCGGCAGGTCAGCCAAACAGGCGGCGTAACTATCGACGGTTTTAGCCCTAGCCCTTATCGTATGGGTAACTCAATGATAGGCAAGATCCGCGGACTTATTGCGGGTTACACAAACCCGGCGGCTATGGTCGGATAATGCCTACTCCAATAACTACGCTCCGTGCGACTATCGCAGCGGCTTTAGCGAATACCAACGTGTGGAATACCTACGATTTCCCGCCTCCAACAATTACGGCTAATAGCGTTATCGTCGCGCCGGCAGATAGTTATTTAACGCCAAGCAATAACACAAATATAAATATCTCACCTTTAGCAAACCTGAAAATTATTATGACGGTGCCGATGCTCGATAACCGTGGAAATCTCAACGGTATCGAAACTCTGGCCTGCGCAGTTTTTAAGAAATTAGCAAACTCAAATATCGTTATGAATATTGGCAGTATGACGGCTCCCTCAGTACTCAGCGTACAAAGCGGGGACCTTTTGACGGCCGATTTTAGTATCAGCGTATTAACTAGTTGGGAGTAAACAAATGAGCTACACAGAGGACGATATAGCGTTTTTAATCAAAATCGGACAGATAACCGAGGCTGATAAAAAAGTAACAAAGGCAGCACCCGCACCTATCGAGAAAACAGAGGAATAAGAACAATGGCAATTTATTTATCAAATACGGTTCAGGTAACTCTGAACTCGGTAGCGCTAACAGATCACGTAACCGCTGCCACAATTAACCGAGCTTTTGACGAGCTTGAGGTTACAGCTATGGGCGATACAGCGCATAAGTTTGTTAAGGGCCTAGAGTCAAGCACAATTACTTTAGATTTCCTTAGCGATACTGCAGCGGCAAACGTAAACGCAACACTGCAAGCAGCGTGGGGTACAACAGTGCCACTAACTCTTAAGCAGACAAGCGCGGTAACGTCAGCTACTAACCCGCTATACAGCACTACTATCTTGGTAAACAACACCACAGATATTAACGGCGCTGTAGGAGATATTGCTACACAGTCAATTACATTTACTTGTAACTCACCTATCGTAATCACTACATCCTGATAACAGACTAAGGGGCAAACAAATGGCAAGACTCAAAATAACAAGGGCAGACGGAAACGTATCTGAGCATCAGATTACGCCACGTATCGAGTACGCCTTTGAGCTGTATGCTAAAAAGGGTTTTATGAAAGCGTTTAGGGATGATGAAAAGCAAAGCGATCTCTACTGGTTAGCCCACGAGTGCATACGCACAAGCGGCGAGGTTGTACCGGTGTTTGGTCCCGAGTTTTTAGACTCATTATCTAAAGTCGAGGTCCTAGACGATCTCCCTTTGGAGTAGTGGGGCGGGGGTCCTTTGGGTATCTAGTAGCGCAGTTAGCTATAGCTACCCATATCCCGCCCCAGTACTTGTTAGACCTAGATGTAGCGATGTTCCAAAACCTAGTACAAGTATTAAACGACCAAGCTAAGGAGGCTCAAAATGCCCGTAGAGCTAAAGGGGGTGCTCGCCACCGTTAAGGCTATGCGCAAGTTTGACCCTGACCTCCTTAAAGAGATGAACAAAGAGATCCGCGGTGTAATGATCCCTCTACGCAATAAAGCTCGAGGGTTTGCACCTAGCCCTCAACCGGATAACCTTTACGGCTGGGCAGAGGGCAGCGTTGGTAAGAAAATTACTAAACGTAACTCGGCCTTTAGGGCATCTATGGAGCCCGGACAAAAGAGATTATTTCCTTTGTATGACCATTCCACGGTAACTAAAGGCATCATCTACTCTCAACCTGCTAGCAAGAGCAACCGAAAAGGCTTTAGAGCTTTGTACTTTATTGCTAACCTATCCGCTGCCGGCTCTATATATGAGACTGCCGGACGTAAGAACCCGGGCGGTGACCCAGCTAGCAAATCTAATAACCCTAACGCAGGTAATCATTTTATTAACCGTATGGGTCCTTTGTATGGAGACAAACAAAAGGAGCGCGGTCGCCTTATTTTCCGTGCAGCGTATGAGAATCGCGGTAAAGCGCAGGATGCTGTTATCTCGGCTATCTCTACAGCTATAGAAAAGTTTAACAAAATTAACAAGAGTAGTTACGGACGGGCCGCATAATGGCACTACCAAACTTAGTATTTAGTGTTGCCTCAGAGTATGACGGCAAAGGCTTAGGCAAAGCCCGCAAGGACGTAAACAGCTTTGATAAAACCGTAAAAAACCTTGCCAAAACAGTAGGCGTAACCTTATCGGCCGCCGCCGTTGTTAAGTTTGGTAAAGCATCCGTTAAAGCATTTTTAGCAGATGATAAAGCTGCAGCTACCCTTACTAAAACTCTAGGTAATTTAAACCTAGCCTTTGAGGATCAGAGAGTTAGATCCTATATATCTACTTTAGAGCAGACCTCGGGCGTACTCGATAGTGAATTAAGGCCGGCTATGCAGGCACTATTGACTACTACAGGCAGCGTTACTAAATCGCAAGAGCTCTTAGGCCTGGCCCTCGATGTTGCAGCGGGCAGCGGCGAAAGTTTGGTAGGAGTCTCAAACGATATAGCCCAGGCTTATGTCGGTAACACAAAGGGACTTAGAAAATATAACCTCGGTTTGACTCAGACAGAATTAAAAACTGCCTCTTTTATCGAATTACAGACAGCTCTTAATAAACAATTTAGCGGGCAAAACGCAGCCCAGTTAAGTACCTACGCGGGGCAGTTGAGTTTAATTAAAGTCGCTTACGACAATATGCAAGAGACTATAGGAAAAGGGCTTGTAGATAGTTTTGTTTTATTGTCCGGTGATGCTGGCATAGGTGGCGCTACTAAGGCTATGGAGACTTTTGGCCAAACTGCCGCCGATGTTATTTTGGGCGTAGCTAGTCTCGTAGATAAAATCACACCTAAAACAAGTATTGCCGGAGAGCCCGGGTTTTGGCACGATCTCTATATAGCCTTTGGCGGGCAGATTATCGAGGACCTTGCAGGCTTAGGCCAAGCTACTCGATTAAAGCCGGGACCGTTTAAGACACCTATGACTGTCTCAGGCCAGTCTACCGGTAACAGTTTAACGGCAGTAGAAAAGTTACGGGCACAGGCTGAGGCTGAGGCACTTAAGAGAGCTAAGGCACTTGCAGCTGCTCAAAAGGTACAACTCGCTAATGCTAAAAAATTAGCTGCCGAGGCACAAAAGAAATTAGCCTTAGAAAAGGCGAGCGCGGTACTCAACCAAGCTAATAAATTATTTGATTTAGATCGTATCCAACTCGCAGCTGCCGCTATGGCTAAACAAACCGAGGAGGACCGGGTACGCATCCGGCTTAAAACTAATATCCTCGAGCTAGAGGATGCGATTAACGAGGGCAACGTACAAGCTGCAGCTAAGTTTGCCAGCCTTATTACGCAGGATGCGGCGTTACTCGGACAGTTACGCGGTGTAATGATTAGTCTCGGCGACGTACCTAACCCGTTTGAGGCGTGGCTAGCGACCTTGCAGGCAGCTCTAGCTGCGTTATTAGCTCTTACTACTATTAAACCTACTGCTACGGTTATGGGCACACCTAATAACAATTACGTGGGCGGTACTTATCTCGGGCCCGATGTTTATCAGTCCACACTTACAGGCCAAGCGTTAGCAAACAAACTAGCTAAAAACGATGCCTTTGCAACTATGGCTGATGGTGGAATAGTAAGCAGCGCAACTATGGCCCTTATTGGTGAGGCTGGCCCTGAGGCCGTTATCCCTCTTAACCGTATGGGATCTATGGGCGGCACTTACGTAACAGTAAACGTATCAGGCTCAGTTACAACAGAGCGAGATTTAGTAGATGCAATTACTCAGGGTATCTACAACAACCAAGCAGCCGGTATCCCTATTAACTACTCAACGGTGTACTAATGGCTGTTTTACCTGCTACCCCGATAGTTAAAATTAACCTTACGCAAGGTGCAAGTTTTGGTACTGCTTTTATTTTAGGTACTTCAAAATTAGGCGAGGCAGAATTAGCCCCAGTTGTACCTAATATTGTGGACGTATCGGCAGAGACCTTAAAAATATCTACACGCCGCAGCCGTAACGTGTTGCAAGATAAATACCTCAGTGCTCAAGCTACGGTGCGAGTCAATGATCCCGATGGCTATTTCAACCCTCAAAACACAAGCTCGCCCTACTACCCCGATGTTCAGCCTTTACGCAAAATACAGATACAAGCTAACTATGGGGGCACTCTCTACCCTATTTTTAGTGGCTACATCACAGAGTTTTTATACACCTATCCACAAAACCAAGAGACCGGCTTTGTAGATTTAGTTTGTTACGATGCTTTTAGACTCTTGTATAACTCAAACGTAACAACAGTTACAGGTGCTACAGCTGGGCAAGATACCGGCACACGTATTAACAAAATCCTCGATATGGTGGCTTTTCCAAACTCTCAGCGCTCTATCCAAACAGGAAACACCACCTGCCAAGTAGACCCGGGTGGTACTCGTACAGTCCTCGATGCGTGCCAAACCGTCGAGTTCACAGAGGGGCCCGGAGCTTTTTATATTGACCGAGCCGGTAACGCAGTATTTAAGAACCGCACCTTTTGTTACGATGCTCAAAGCGCTAGCCCTACGGTATTTAACAATGACGGCACCACAGGTATTAACTATTCTAAAATCGAGTTTAGCTTTAACGACAAGGCTATAGTGAACAAAGCCAGCGTTACCCCTATTGGGCTAGCTACTCAAACTTACTCAGATGCTACCTCTATCGAGCAGTACTTTACCCGGGCTATTACTGCCGAGTCGATGCTAATGCAGACTACCGGCGTAGCTCTTAGCCTTGCTACTGCTTACGTAGGGGCTCGTAAAGATGCGATTTTAACTATTAGTCAGATAACCCTCGATCTTGTAACCCTCGGCTATACCACCGGAGTAGCTGCGGCCCTAGATCTAGATTATTTCGACACTATGCAGATTACCAATTATGGGCAGTCCGGCACCGTCATAACCCAAACCCTGCAGTGCCAAGGCATAGCTCACGATATTACGGCTAATAGCTGGGATACGACACTTACAACCGAGGAGGCTTTAATAGATGCTAACTACTAAAATTATTATCCTAAGGAGAGTGCAATAATGGCAGTCGGCTGGCCCACTAAAACGACGTACGCTAACGGAGATGTTTACTCTGCAAGCGACGTAAACGATACTAACGGCACGATTAACCTGCTAACTAGCAGCACACTCTCAATGGCTGCTGCTAAAAATGCCATAATTAACGGCGGCTACGATATAGCACAAAGAGGAACAAGCGGAACTTTTACAACAACTGCTAAATCGTTTTGTTTTGACCGTTGGTATATTTCTAGTTCTGCTAGCGCAAGTATGACCTATTCGCAACAAGCATCAACGGTGGCTGGAACTCGTTATTGTGGTCGCGTTGGTCGAACAGCAGGAAATACAAACACAACTTTAATAGCCTTACAACAAGATGTTGAAACAAGCAACTCTATCATTTTTGCTGGTCAAACTATTGTTGTAAGTTTTTATGCTCGCGCTGGTGCAAACTTCTCATCTGCTAGTAGTGCATTAAGTCATTACACAATTCAAGGAACTGGAACAGACCAGTCAGATTATAGTGCTGGATTTACAGGTCGCTCAGTCCTTACCAGCGGTACTGCAACGCTTACAACTTCTTGGCAACGCTTTAGTTATACAGCCACAGTTGCATCTTCTACAACCGAATTGAACTTTCAGGTTTATTACACTCCAGTAGGCACAGCAGGGGCAAATGATTACTTTGAAATTACTGGAGTTCAATTTGAACTAGGTGCAACTGCTACAACCTTTAGCCGTGCTGGTGGAACTATTCAAGGTGAATTGGCTGCTTGCCAAAGGTATTATTTTAGACAAACTGCTGCCACAAATGCTTTTGCTTATTTGGGAAATGGTCACGCTAGAAATACAACAACGGATGTTATCGGATTATTACAAGCACCTGTTGAAATGAGAATTAAACCAACATCAGTAGATTACTCAACGCTAAGAGTTTCTGATGGTGCAACAGGCCACGCAATTACCTCTTTAACCATAGGTGGGGAGTGTAACAAAATTTCATTAAAACTAAATGTTGGAGTTGCATCAGGTTTAACGGCTTACAGACCTTATGATATTACTGCTGACAATTCAACATCGGCTTATCTCGGATTTAGTGCGGAGTTATAAAAATGAATAATGTAAAATTTGTAACAGATGTAGATGGTAATGAACACGCCATTATTGACCGTGGCAACGGGGAATATACCTCAATGCTTAAATCTACTTATGATGAAATGCTAGAGGCGCAAAATGCAAACAAGTTATAACGGATGGCCGGCCTCTAAGGATCCGGACGAAATTAAAATAACTAGCTACAAGGTTGAGGGCACAAACCTAAAGCTGCGATGCGCTGAGGGCTGCGGTCCATTACTAGCAGCTTTTACTGCTGAGTTTAATACTCTTATTGAGCCGGTAGAGGGTGGCGTATTCGATGACTGGAGTTATGCCTATCGGATGGTACGCGGTAGCGAGGACAAACTAAGTTGCCACTCATCAGGTACAGCCATAGACCTTAATGCGACTAAACACGCACTGGGTAAAATCGGGACTTTCCCTCCTGAAAAGGTCCCTATGATCCGTGCGCTCGCTAAGAAGTACGGCCTGAAATGGGGCGGCGATTTTGTAAAGCGTAAAGATGAAATGCACTTTGAGATAGCAGTAACGCCAACAAAAGCTGCGGAGATGATTAAAAAGTTAGGACTTAAATAATGCCTACGAGCAGACAAGTAACTATTACTACAACGCCTACGGTTATTGTGCCAAGTGATATTGCAGACCAAACGGCTTTATTACACGCTACTAATGATGCGCTGTATATCGGTGGCTCAAACGTGACTACCGCTAACGGCTACCTTGTAGACCATAAAGATAAATTAACTATCCCTGTGGGAGACCACGAGGGCCTATACGGCGTAGTTGCCTCCGGTACTACTACCGTATCGGTGTTATACCAAGTCAATTAAGGGCAGAAATGAGTAAGTCAATGAAAGAACAACTCAAAGCTGCAGGACTCTCATATTTAAGAGCTGCGGTTAGTTGCGTGGGAGCCCTTTATCTCTCAGGCATCACAGACCCTAAAACACTAGCTAACGCGTTTATCGCAGGTTTAGTAGGTCCACTCCTTAAAGCTCTAGCACCTAGCGAAAAGCAATACGGCATAGGGTCCAACTAATGAAAGCCCTGATAGGGGCGATTTTGGGGAGTCTGCTCCTATCGGGGTGCGGTTATCAGGGCTGGGTACGGTATCCGTGCCAAGAGTATAAAAACTGGGAAAAGGCAGAGTGTAACCCTCCTCAATGCGAAAGCCTCGGACTATGCACTAAATACTTATTCGATGAGGAGGTCATCGTTGAGGACTAGACGCCGGTTTACGGCTGAGGAATTACACGCACGGCTCATAGTGACTATCGGCATTATATTAGCCATAGTCTTTGCGCTCTCAGTATCGGCGATGCTGTACGCGCTGCTCTTTATTACTCAGCCAATGAAACAAGCCCCTAACGATGCAGCGTTTATAGACTTAGTATCTACGCTCACGGTGTTTTTGACTGGGACGTTAGCAGGCATAGTAAGCGCCAATGGGCTTAAGTCTAAGCAGCCTAAAAAAGAGGATGAACCGCCTAGCGTGTCTTAATTGCATCTTGTCGGTAGGTGCCTTTACCCTTATGGTGTACCACTAACTGCCGAGCCGGGCTAAGCTCTCAGGGTTTAGATCGTATCGGCCTTAACAAAGGGCGTAATACAATGAGTACAGTTTTAGAGATACAAGTGTTAATTTATATGCTTATCGTAGCCTCGATTACCGCGGTGATTTTCTACGCAAAAGGTTTTAACGAGGGAAAGAAAATCGGTACACAGCTGGGCTATCGCCGTGGCGCTAAGTCGGTGCAACAATGATTAGCACCTCAAAAGCAGGCGTATTTTGTGATTACTGCAAAGATCGCTGGGGTGGCCGTCACGTCAAAGGCGTGTGGGAGTGGCACGAAAAGGCCCGCCGTCAAGCTGTAGTAACAATTACAAGCGTAACGATTAAAGCTAAAGGCACAGTACGTAGCTACTGCGGAGAGTGCCGAGAGATGGTAAGTAACTGGCCTGATGGCACCGTTTTCCCTTTATCCGAGCAGGTGGAGCAGGCTATTAAAGCTGAGTCGCCTCTACTCAAGTTTGGAGTATCACAATGACTTTTCTAGATAACTACGAGGATGTAAACAGCCGTATTAAGCGCTTTAGATCAGAGTTTCCGAGCGGTCGTTTAATCGCTTATATCGAGGATGCAAACCTTAAAGAAGGCTGGATACTTATTAAAGCTGAGGCCTACCGTGAGTATGAGGATGCAGTGCCTAGCGCTGTGGACTATGCCTATGGCAACGTGGCAACCTACCCGGCTAATCTTAAAAAATGGTTTGTCGAGGACACGATTACAAGCGCTTACGGCAGAGTTATAGGTTTGCTAACGCCAAGCCTCGAGCACAAGGCGCGTAGTACCTCTCAAGATATGGCAAGAGTTGAGCAGCCTGTAAGCACACCGGACTACTGGAGTATCGGTAAAGAGCCCGAGGGCACTGCGGTACCACTAGCTGCAACAGTGGAGACCGTCGCGGACCAACTCGGAGCAGAGGTTATAGAGTCATCTCCTATTTGTAACCACGGACGTATGATTTACAAAGAGGGCAAGAGCTCCAAAACGGGGAACGCCTATAAAGGCTGGACTTGCCCGTCAAAGGTGAAAACAGACCAATGTAAGGCTGTGTGGATGTAATGGGCGAGATGCAGATGATTAAGGACGGCGTAGCTACAACTATCCACAGAGACGGCAGCATTACCCGCGAAATTGTGGATAAGTGCGATAATTGTGGGGACTACAGGTCCAAACAAGGGGGCCTAACTATCACCGTAGTAGGTGGTGAGGCGGTTATATGGCTATGCGAATTGTGCCGGGGTTAGATCGTGTAGTACTCGACCACGAACAAGAGCAGTTAGCCCACGATGTAGGTTTTAAGTGGATGCAGGTAAAAAACTCTCATCCTACAACACAGCGGGGACAATATAACCGAGCTCTTAATTATCACGAAATGGTAACGGAAAAGGCTGAGGCTATGGGAGCTCAGATAGCTGTAGCTATTCACTTTAACGATTACTCATACGTGCCACGCTTTGACGATTTCCACGATGGCGCAGATGTTGGTGGAAATATCGAGGTCAAACACACACACCACGTAAACGGGCATTTAATAATTCAGGATAGGCCTAGACCTGCCGAGCGTATGCGAGACATAGCAATACTCGTAATAGGCAAGTCACCGGTGTATTACCTTGTGGGCTGGATGCCTGTAGCTATGGCTATGCAGCCGAGGTATCGGGTGGCGTGGGATAACAATTACTGGGTACCTCAGGCTAACCTGTTTGAGATGAAATATCTAAAGAGGTCCGAGTATGGCGACAATGCGCTTTAGTTGCAGGGTGTGTAAAGCCGTGCACGATCATAAGAATATAACCGAGTTTGGCAACCTACCGCCCGGGGTACTTGTAGTTGAGTGCCTCGGGTGTGGGGTGCTAGGCGTACAGCTGTTAGATGCTGAGGAGAGTATTAAAAATGCCTAGTTATGAGTTTAGATGCGAGGTATGCAGCGATATACAAGTATTAAGCAAACCTATCGAGGAGCCAGTACCAAAAGCTCCTAAGTGTAAGGGCTGTGAGATCCCTACAAAGCGCGTATGGGATGCAACTCCGGCCGTATTTAGGGGTACTGGATGGGGTAAAAATGCGCAATAGTGAACAACCTATGAAACGATATTTGACTAGGCTGGTACGCTCCACACTCGCAGGCGAGCCGCTAGGGCGGTTAGCTCGCAGGCGATGTTTGGTGCTATCGGGAGTGCTATGTATAGCTACTGCAATAGCAATAACACCAGCCATAGCATTAGATAAAACCAGTATAAAACACTATGAATATAAAGCGTTTGCAGCTTTAATAATTAACGATAGTAAGCAGATGAGATGCTTAGATAAACTCTGGACTAAGGAAAGTAATTGGAGACCAACTGCTAAGAATAAAAAGAGTAGTGCGTTTGGGATACCTCAATTACTTAAGATGACTGAGACAAACCCATATAGACAGATAGTGTTAGGCATTAAGTATCTAGATCATAGATATAAAGGCGATGTATGCAGAGCGCTAAAGCATCACGGACTTAAGGGGCATTACTAAATGGTACGAGGTACGAGAGACCCTCGAGTATCACGAGCATATAAACAACAACGCTTAGTAGTACTAGCTAGAGATAACTACGTTTGTGTCTATTGTGGTATGGATGCTACGCAGGTAGATCACGTTGTTAGCTTGCGTGACGGTGGAGACCCACTCTCATTAGACAACCTTGTTAGTAGCTGTGCTCGATGCAATAACCGTAAGGGTCCACGCTCACAGGCTGTTTTTTTAGCGTCCGTTTCTACCCCCCCTGCCTCTT